CTTCAGTAGGTGTACTAAACAAGTAACTAAGTACCATTTTAATGAATCGCTTCATTTTGTTGCTCCTTAGGCTTTACAGCCCTGTTATTTAAAGAAATCTTTGCCTCTTGCCTGTCAGCCAGTTAAGACAGGTTTCATTATCAATCGTATAGTACTATCGAAGTAGTACGTATGATGGGGCTATTTATCAAGAGGCTTAAAGAAACGGGCTTTATTTGTTTTTCAGCGAGCCCGCCAACGCTGATGTCTACCGCATGATCTGCATTATCCAGTGCTTAAGATGATATGTTTATTCTACTGGCATTGGTGTTCCTCCTGTAAGTTAAGGGATTTACAATAAATATACTTTACCCTTGAGTTGGGTCTTTTTAGGCCCACTGTATGCGTTAAATGATTAGACCCTCATAAGAGAGCCTAACCATAGAACCTCAGGAAAGCGAAATCATTCTTTCTTCAGGAGTACACCAAACCTACTGATTAACTCCAGTATGTTCTCTTTACCTCTGATAGTGGAAGATTTCGTTTTACTGATGAATGCACCGAGTCCCTTAGTAAACGGTCTAACCTCACCATCCTGCCAATCCTCATGGACTGAAATGGTAACAAAGAATTGCTCTGCTACCTCTTCTATCTCAGGTTGTATGTCACCATCATCACCAAAGATACTTATACCATCAGCATCTTGTAGCAATTCCTCTAACAACTCCAGAGTCAAGGCGTCAAAGGCAACAGGTTTACCATCTACCTCCAACTTATAGCCAATCAGGTTACCTTTTCTGTCCAGTTCACTCCAACCTATATGCATATTATACCTCCTTAGGGTAAGTTTATTAAGGTTTGTATTTAATTGATAACAACAGGGAGTACGGGGGCATCCCACAGACTGTGGGGGAAGAGTGTAAAAGTACCACAGAAACACAATTCTCAACCGAATATCAGTTGACCACCTAACGTCTGTGGGGGGTGGGTTACCAGTATACCTCACCACTACATTCATGGGCTATTTTTTGAAAATATGAAAAAAGTATTTGTTGTGTAGGAACTTTCGCTATATACTTGCGTAAAATTGTAGGTACAATTATGACAAAGTTATGCATAGTAGTTACATACTTAGCTACAATAGAGAATACAAGTGTTTCAGGAGTATATTGGTTTAATGGGGGGTAAGGGGGGTACAATTAGTAGAGTACATAATGTACTACAGACTGTATTTAATAATGTATTCTATAAAGTAACGCCTTCCTTAGGGAAGGCTGTAGTTGACAGTAGGAGTATAGGTGGTACTACCACTGGTAGGTACAGTGATAGTGATTTTGAGGAAGATTTAACTTTAATCCTTGACATGCCTCTAAAGGATGGATATGAGATTGTGGAGCTGAGATGAAATGGAAAGACTTTTTAGACGACATTGGGAGCTTACTGGAGATGGTGGAAGAAGATATTATGAGAAAGAGTATGCCATCTACACAAAGGATGAGGCCGATAACGAGGGAATTGATTACAAACCCTGGAAATCCTGCAGAGGAGGAGATTGGGGACTTAGTACTGATGGATATGTTGCAGAATGTCTTAAACGACGTGAGTATAAGTCGAAACCAGGCGTCTACCCTAAGGGAGTATCCTACAATCTTGTCTTTCCTTATGGACAGGCATTCTATTCCGCAAAGTATCCCGAGAGAGGCAGTCTTGAGTACCGAAAACATGAGAAAAGTGGAACGTACACCTCAATCTCAGCCAAAAGCTCATGGGAGCTTGAGCGAAACAGAACTCGCACCAAAAATTTTGTACAAGCTTATGTTAAACAATATCTCGGGGGAAAGTTAGATTATAATGTTCTGGGTAGGATTTACAGGTCTGATGAGAAAACTCCTATTGTTAGGGCTAAGTCTCTCTTAAAGAAGAGATATATAAAAGATATGATTGATAAGGAATTAAACGAAATACTCACATCTAAGGGGATAGATGAGGGTACTGTGTTTGATATGCTGATAGAGGCTGCTGATATGGCTCGGAATAAGGAACAGGCTTCTAATTTATTGAGAGTCGCAGAAAATTTTATAGATATTTTTGGAATGAAGTCTAAAAAAGAGGTATCTAAGGAATTTGAGGCTGATATCACGTATTTAGAGGGTATAGAGGATACAATTAAGCTTGAAGGTGCAAAAATAGAGGATACGAGGAAGATTGAACAAAAAAACTAAGATTTTATCCCAAATGTCAGATAATATGGCATTATTTGGTAAAATCACTATGCCAAACATGTTTTCATCTAATATAGCTCCGTTTCATCACGAGTTGTATGAGATGTTTCACAATAAGGATTTAAAGAAGATTTGTATTCAGGCCCCTCGTCATCATGCAAAGTCCTCCATCGGTGCATGCGTCTTCCCTATACATCATCTTGTCTTCGATGAGGGGCCAAAGCTTGTATTATTATGTTCTAAGACACTTGGACATAGTATTAGGCTGTTAGATACAATAAAGAATGTATTGGAGTATTCTATGCCATTTAGGGCGTTATTTGGCTACTGGGGTCAGCATTCAGCTAAAGCGTGGACAAAACAGGAGGTTGTACTTAAGGATGGTTCTTTAATTACTACTCGTGGTACAGGTCAGCAGGTTATTGGACTTAAGCATGGAGATCAAAGACCTACTCTAGTGATTGTAGATGACCCTGAGGATATGAATAACACCAAAACTACAGAAGCTATGGATATGAACCTGAAATGGTTACTGACTCAGTTATTGCCAGGAATGGACGCGAAGCGTGGCAGGATTGTAATTATTGGTACTCCCCAGCACCAAAGGTGCATTGTAGAGACATTGCCTTCAATGGGTGGTTGGAAGTGCAAGAAGTTTAAAGCATTGCAGGATGATGGTAAGACTTCTTTATGGAAGGAGATGTGGCCTGCGGATAAATTAAAGGCTGAGAAGGCAGATTTAGAGTCAATTGGTAAGGTTTCTATGTTTTATCGTGAATATCAGTGTGAAATCGTTGGAGACGAGGATCAATTGTTTAAAAGTGAGGATATTCAGTACTATGATGGTCGAATTGAGCTAAATGATGAGAAAGAGCCGATTTTGCACTTAAAAGAGCCTTTTGAGGCAGAATTGCCCGTTCATACGTTTATGGGCGTTGATCCTGCATCCTCGACGAGACAAACGGCTGATTATTCGACTATTGTGCCTATAGCTATTGATAGAGATGATAATCGCTATATACTGCCCTATTATAGGAAAAGAGTTAAGCCAATGGACCTTGCTGATGCTGTTATGGTGTGGTTTAACAGATTTAAGCCTCAGAAGACGAAAATAGAGACTGTAGGCTATCAGGAGATGTTAAGAGACTATTTAAGGCGTAAATGTGAGGAGATGAACATTTTTATCCCTGGTTTGGAAGTAAAGAATTCTCCGAGGATGCCTAAAAGTGTGAGACTTGAGGGACTTCAGCCTCCATTTTGCAGGAAGAAGGTATTTATCAGGAAGGACATGAGTGAGTTGGAAGACGAGTTATTGATGTATCCTAGAGGAAAGCACGACGATTTACTGGATGGGTTGTATTATGCTATGAAAGGCTGTTATAAGCCTCATGCCCCGTCGCATGATAACACCACCAGTCTAAAAGATAAGCGGGGCACATTTAGTGACTTTGATTGGATGACGCTATAATGCCGATGGGATACGAGAAATCTACTGTTGAGCGTATGGATATGACTGCTGCTGAGGTTTTGAAAGAGAAGCGTGGTGGAGCAAAGCAGGGAAAGGTTCATAAGGAAGTATTAAGGTCTCAGGAGATACTTGAGGAATACCAGAGGCAGAGGGAGGATTGGGCACAGAAGTTCTATGAGGATCAGCAGTTTCGCTCTGGAGTTCAGTGGACAGAGGCTCAGGAGAAGATATTGGAGAAGAGAGGTCAGTCTGCTATTGTTGTAAACAGGATACATCCTATTGTAGAGACTGCTAAAGCTCTTTTGACCTATAATAAGCCTCAATTCAGGTCTACAGGCCGTGAGGATAGTGATAAGAAGACTGCTAAGATATGGAGTGACCTTGCCCAGTGGGTTTGGGAGATATCCAATGGTAATGAGGAATTTAAGCAGGTAATTGATGATTATTACGTTGGTGGTCTTGGTTATATGATGGTATACCAGGACGCTCATGCTGATATGGGTAAAGGTGAGGTTATGTTGCGTAATATCTATCCTTTGGATGTATATGTAGACCCTAATTCCCGTGATATATACTTTAATGATGCTGCTCATATACTTATAGCGAGGTTAATGACTGATGAGCAGGCTAAGAAGCTTTATCCAGATTATTGGACTATAATTAAGACTGCTGATGAGACAAATAAGGATAGATATCCTTCTACAGACTTAAAAGCACAGGAAGCACAGGCATTTTTACCTGATATGACCCAGACTAGTGAGAATATACATACTCACAGGGAATATATAGAAAGATACACACGTATTAAGGTTTCAAGGTATCATATATTTGAACCTCATAATGGTTATGAAGCTACTTATGATGATGATGAGTATAAAGTTTATAGGGGACAGCCAGCTGCTATTATAAAGAATCAGCAGGGTGAGAATGTAGTTACTGATGAAGATGGTGTTATGGAGATAATGAAGATAGTACAGACTATTGGACCTGTCTTCCATATGCAAATGCCTCAACAAGGTCAGATGGGGATGGAACAGATGCAGCAACAGCCTCAACCTCAGATGGTACCTGGAGAAGAAACTGATGACCCAATGGCGATTCCAGGGTCTACTACTTACCTTGAGATTGTAACAAAGGGTGATTTGGTAGATAATGAGGTTGTATTGTCTAATGAGATACGGGAGAACAGGATAAAACTTGTTGTCAGTGTTGGAAATAAGCTAATGTATACCAGGATTATGCCTTGTGAGGTGTATCCTATAGTTCCAATGGTTAATATTCATAATAGAAATCCTTATCCACTGTCAGATGTACGGATATTCAAACCTTTACAGAAATATATCAATAAAATTAGAAGTCTTATAATAGCACATGCTTCTACATCAACTAACGTAAAATTGCTTGTTCCCAGGGGAAGTGTTAATAAAAAGGAGATTGAAGAGGAATGGGGCAGGGCTGGTACAGCTGTAGTAGAGTTTGATGCTGAGTTGGGTGCTCCTGTGGTTGCAGGACCTGTACCATTACCTAATGAACTCTATAAGAATGAGGCGGATGCCAAGTATGACCTTGAATACGGGTTTGGAGTACATGATATTATGATGGGCTCTGGTCAAAATGCTCCCCAGACGTTTAGAGGCACTGTTGCTATTGATGAATATGGACAAAGAAGAAGCCGTTCAAGACAGGCTGATACCGAAGGTCACTTAAGACAGTGTTTTAAAGTAGCTATTCCATTAATGCAGCAGATGTATACTGAGGAGAAGATTATAAGACTTGTACAACCTGATGGTGTAGTTAATGAAACTACTATAAATCAGCCAGTTGTTGACAGATTTACTGGTCAGGAGTTAGGTAAGGTTCATGATGTTACTTCTGGCAAGTATGATATTATTGTTGTTGGTGGTTCTACTATGCCTTCTAATAGATGGGCACAGCTTGAAACTTATATGCAGATGTTCCAGGCTGGACTTATAGATCAGTATGAAGTATTGAAGAAGACAGAAGTAGTGGATACCGAGGGAGTAATGGAGAGAATTGGCATTATACAGCAACTGCAACAGCAGAATCAGCAGTTGCAAGAAGAATTAAAGAAGGTAAGTGGTGATTTACAGACTTCAGAGCGTGAAGAGGTTCATGCTAAGAAGCGTTTGGAGGTAGAAAAGTTTAAATCGGGGCTTGAGAACCCGAAAGAGAAGATTAAGGCAGCTACAGCATTATATGATGCGAGACTGCAGGATGAGTTGCAGAAAGCGAGAGCTAATGCATCTGACCTAGAAAAGGTTAAACCCTCACCACAAGCAGGGAAATCATAATAATAGGAGAAACAATGGAAGAAAATAGAATAGAATTAGCAGAGG